ACTCTTAAAACGTATGATGAAACTGCACTTGCAAAGCCCTTTGAAAAGATTATTGCTTACTGCGATACGGCAGATGAAGGTTCTGACTATCTTGCTTGCTATATAGGCGGTGTGAGAGAAGGGGAAGGGTATATTCTCGATATAATCTATACACAGGATAAAATGCAGATAACCGAACCTCTTACGGCAAGAAAACTGTATGAGAACAAGGTGAATACTGCAAAGATAGAGTCGAATAACGGCGGTAAGGGATTCGCACGAAACGTAGAACGGCTCTTATGGGAGAATCATCACTCACGACAGACACATATTGACTGGTTTCATCAAACACAGAACAAAATGGCAAGGATTCTGACCGGCGCAACATTTGTCCAAGACCATGTGTATTTCCCTAAAGATTGGGAAACACGGTTTCCTGAACTTTATCAGCATATAACAACCTTCACCAAGGACGGGAAAAATAAACATGATGATGGGGTTGAAGCACTTGTTGAATGGGGTAAAATGATAACAGGGGAAGGAAGTATAAACTCTTACATGGAGTATTTGAAGAAGCTGAAAGAAGGTAGATAGTATGCTTCTTGAATTTGTTGTCAAAACTCTGTTTTGGTCGGCTGTTCTGACATTTTCCTTTATGCTCTACAAGGTGTCAGGCTTTTGGGGTGCTATTTGGGCGTTTATTATCGGATTTGCGATTATTGACATGCTCAAATGGCTCTATGGAAAGGGGAAAAGAAGATGAATGTGGCAGAAGAAAGCGAAAAATAAGGGTATTTGCTTACGGGTTTTCATAATAGCGTATACTATATGCGTTACACCACGTCAAAGGAGTAGTGAGAATGACTGATATTACTGATTTCAAACGGCAAAACAAAATTGCACTCCGTATGATTCTTTCTTTGGACGAACTCAAAGAGCAGTACGCCCTATCTTTGCAGGGTATAAGCATGATTGGAGCGCAAAATCTTGATGGTATGCCCCACGGAACGAGTGTGGGCAACCCAACACTCCAAAAATGTATGAAATTGCTTGATGTGGAGAAAACAAAGAACTGGATTATTGCCATTGAAACTATGGAAACCAAGTTAAATGAGGTAAAACAGGCATTTTTACGGTTCAGACGTGAAGCAGAGAAGAAAGCACCGCCGACAGGGGGCAGACCTGGGTGGTTTAACTACGTTGAAGCACACTTTGGGGAGTGGTTTTACGACACATACGGACGTGCTTTCTGCCTACCAAAGCGTACTATGATGGATTGGCAGCGTGAAATGGTGGATATGACGGTCAGATTGGCTATTTATCACGGTGCAATGAAGTAATTTTGTGACAGAAACGTGTAAATGTTACAGAAATGCTCTTTAACGCCACACCAAAGGGCGAAAAATCAGTGATATAGTGTAACTTAGAAATAAAGCACATGAGCGTTCCTTCGGGGACGCTTTTTTGTTGCGGAAAGGAGCGCAAAATGGGATTTTTCGATAATCTCCGCAAGGCAATAGCTGATAGTTTCAGCGTAGCAGAGAAAGCCAAGGTGCTGACTATGCAAGCGAATACGTCAAAAGCTAGTGGAGATAAAAGCACATATAATGATGGCTCACAGTTCAGCCCCGGCAATCCCTTAACACCACAGAATCAAGGCAACGCTCCTTGGCGGTGGCAGTATCAGGTAGGGAGCAACGAAATAATCACTCCGAGGACGGAAAGCGGTAAATTACTACCGTTCAAAGTACTCCGTGATGTTGCAGAACATCATGATATTACGGCTCTGTGTATCAAAATGATGATAGACCAAGTTGTAGGTGACGAGTGGGATATTGTCGTTGCGGATAAAAACGACAGAGAGCATTACGAAGATGATGTGAAAGCAGTCAAGGAGTTTTTCGCAAAGCCTGACAAGGTACATCTTTTTAATGACTGGCTCAAACCTATTCTGTATGACTGCCTTTCCATTGACGCAGCTTGCATATACAAACGCCGTACAAGAGGTGGAAAGCTGCACTCATTAGAAGTGGTGAACGGCGAAACGATAAAACCACTTATTGATATTTATGGACGTGTACCATTACCACCGTATGCAGCATTTCAGCAGATAATCTACGGTATGCCTTACGGTTCGAGTGAGAAGGGCGAAACAAAGACTTTGGGATTTACCGCAGATGAAATCTCTTATCGCCCAAGATACCCTCGCTCCTTCTCGGTGTATGGCGTATCTCCGGTTGAGAATATCCTTATGAAGATAAATATTGCCCTTCGTAGGGATTCTACAAACCTTGCATACTATACAGATGGCTCAATGCCTGACGGTGGTATTTATTCCTTTGATAATCCCGATATGACAACCGACCAGATAGAGCAGTTTGCTACTCTCTATAACGATGTCATGGCAGGAAAACTCAAGGACAAGTTCAAACTGAAATTCCTGCCTAAAGGGACATATACGGCAACCAAAGAGCATGAGTTTGACATTCAGTATGACGAATGGATTGCTAGAGTCGTGTCTATTGCCTTTGGTGTAAACCCACAGGCATTTATCATGATGATGAATCGCTCCACAGGGCAGTTGCAGGACGAACAACAGACTGAGTTAGGACTTGCACCACTTGAAAATTTCCTTGCTGAGTGGTTCACGGATATTATTCAACATGACCTTGGATATCCGCACTTGAAATTCTCCTATATCGGAGAAAAACGTGAGGACGCTGAAATGTCAATCAAACGTGACGTTGAATTTGTCCAGTCGGGTATCTTGACGATTGATGAAGTCAGAAGCCAAAGAGGTATGCCACCGATAACAGGACTTGAAGATGGTACACCACCAATGGTTAAAGTCGGTAATGACGTAATTCTTCTCACTGAGGAATACATCAAAGCGAAAACCGAAGCACAGATTCAGGCTTTACAGTTTGGGAACGTCCAAGGCGGTAATCAATCCGACTTAGAAGCCAAAATTCGTGAAGCAAGAGAAAAATCGACCTCTGAGAATGGCTCAGAATCAACGAAACCAACAGAGGACGATAAATCTATTGCGGACGATAAAAAAGTCGCTCAGAAAGCCGTAGAGAGCGAATTACGGGATTTTAGGAAATATGTCCTTAATCGTGTAAAAAAAAAGAGTCATGGAAAGCGAAAATTTGAAACAAAGGTGATTTCAAATGACCTTCGGGACGAAATTTATAAGCGAATTGAAAAAGCTGAAACTATCTCTGACATTGATGATATTTTTGATTCGGCTCTCTATGACGCTAGGGTATCTGTGGCTAAAGAAAATGCTGAGTCAGAAATAGAAACTGTCTTTGAGGACATAACACAGGGTATCATTGACAACCTCAATACCTTAGATGAAGAAGTGTTTGAAACAGAAGGAAGTGCGAAGAAGTACATGCTTCTGCTTCTGCTCTTAGGGGATTTAGGGTATCAGAGCAAAATTGATGAAACTTTGAGGAATGTTCTTAAACAGTATGCCGAAATTGCGGTCACACAGGCGGTTGATGAAATGAAACAGTTTGGTGGCAAAATCGGCAAGGGCGAACGGAAGAAGATAATTGATGAATACATCAAGAATCGTATGGACTTCTTAAACGCCGAAATCAACAGAGTAACAGAAGAACGACTCGGAAAGATGTTTGCAGAAGCAGAAAGTGTGGCTGACATTGAAGCAGGGTTATCAGATAACTACGCATTGTCGGAAGGACGAGCGAAGATTATCGCAAACAATGAGTTCCACGAATTGCAGAACAAGGTTGTTGTTCAAGTTGCAAAACAAACCGAAGCCGTTGTTGCTATGTACATTACAGACGGGATTCTTTACGACCAGTCATGTATAGAAGCGAATGGTTCAGTGTGGAGTATCGAGTATGCAGAAACACACCCACTCGAACACATCAACTGTCATAGGGTTTTACACCCCGTAGGAATAGATTTTGTCGAAGCCCACGGTGGTTTTGACGAGGAATAATTGGTATTAAAGCAAGGACAGGGAGTAGCTATCCTTTCAACACCTTGTCTGTTGATTACTTGCTTTTTTATATTTCTGACAAGGAGAAATGAATTATGACTGGTAAATGGTGGTCGCAAGACGAAGATAATTTTATAAGAAACAACTACTACACAATGAATATTGATGAAATCAGCGAAGCTATTCACAGGAGCGTAAATGCTATAAAGCACAGGGCTTTTAGGTTGGGAATAAGCGGAGTTGGTAAACGTAGGGGAAAAACAGTCTATAACAGATATACCATCATAGGCGATATTGCATATATTCACCTTAAAAAGAAGAAGGGCGAATTTGATTGCATTGTTGACGCAGAAGATGTGGAAAAAATCGTCACTATGGGGGTAGTTTGTATAAACGCACAAGGTTATTGCTTTATTTCTGTGGGCAAAAAGAAAAAGAATGTTCACAGGGTAGTTATGAATTATAATGGAGAACTAGTCGTAGACCACATAGACGGTAATCCATTAAATAATCGAAAAAGCAACTTGCGGGTTGTGACAACGCAACAAAATTCGCAAAACCATCATAAACTGAATCCGAGAAACAAAAGTGGTTTTAGGAATGTTATGTGGTGTGAGCGATATAAGCGGTGGCGAGTTTCTTTGTGTGTTAAAGGTAAACGAATTGGCAAATACCTAAAAACACTAGAAGAAGCCATTGAGGTTTCTAAGGCGTTAAGGCGTAAGTATATGCCTTATGCCACGGACTATTAAAGGCGGTGAAAATATGAGTTTTTCAATGAACATTCCTTTGTACAAAATTGATGAAGAACAACATCTTTTGTATGGTAGAGCGACACAGGAAATTCTCGACAAGGCAGGGGAAATTTTGGACTACGAAACCTCAAAGCCGGAATTTGAGAAATGGAGTAATGATTTTGCTACAAGAACGAATGGTAAATCTTACGGCAATGTTAGAATCCAACATGACACTAAGCGTGTTGGCGGAAAAATTGCTGAACCATTGGTGTTCAATGACGCAGACAAGGCTATAGATGTTTGTATTAAAGTAACTGATGATGAAGTGTTTGAACTTTGTAAATCGGGAGTTTACACAGGTCTAAGCGTTGGCGGTCGTTATGGGAAACAATGGACAGATGATGAAGGGCATTTACATTATACGGCAATTCCTAGTGAATTGAGCATAGTGGACAATCCCGCAGTCGGTTCAGCAGTTATTGAATACGTCAAAGCTGACGGTTCTATAGAAATGAAAACTTTTCACAAGGAGGGTAAAAACATGGACGAAATGCAGAAAGCAAACGCCCTTGAAGAATTGCAGAAAACTGACGAAACAGTTATGCAGAACTTCAAAGAAGCGTTGGCTAAAGCAGATACCAAAAAGGCGTTTTCTTTTGAGGAAATCACTAATCGCCTGATGGGTGCGCTGAAAGCACAGATAACCACGCCGTTCAATGCAGGGTATTTTTGGATTAAGAAAACCTATGCCGACAGTGTGATTATCAGCGGTGATTTGGACGGTGACGGTGACGAAGATTGTTACCGTGTAGGCTACTCTATGGACGCTGACGGTATTATCACTCTTGGCAAGATTGAAGCGGTAAGAGCCGTTTGGATTCCTGCTATTGACGAGGATAATCCTGCACAGGAGTTTGGTCTGCCGAAAGCACACAAGGCTGATGAAGCTAGTGATTTGCAGAAATCCGAAGAATCTTCCAACCTCGAAAAAACCTCTGTTGAGATTGACGAGAAACAGGAAGATGAAGCTAAAGACGAGGTTAAAGAGGACGATAAAAAGGACTCTGAGGAAGAAAAAGAATCCGACAAGGAAGAAGAAAAGGCTGAAAAAGCAGATGAATCTTCCG